AGATAGCATGGCTCAATAAATGCCAGCATCAACAATTCTTTCATCAGTTAGACAACCTCTTGCAACTGCATTAGCAGGCGTGGCTGGAAATGTTTATGCTTATGTGCCAGAGAGTGTTATTCCTCCAGCTGTTGTATGCGTTCCGGATTCACCATATCTTGAAATTGAAACAATCGGTAAAAGCCGAATAAGAACTAGAATTAACATGACCATTACAGCTGTGGTTGCTTACAATAGTAATCCAGCATCGCTCGATAATATCGAGCAATTAATCATGAGCATTCTGGCAGTTATCCCAAATGGATATATTGTCGGAGAGGTCGAAAGACCAACTGTAACCACTATTGGTGCATCAACAATGTTGATCGCTGATATAAGAGTTTCAACCTACTACGAACAAACAATCTAAGGAGTCAAAGTGCCTACCACAGTAATCACGGGCAGAGATGTTACCTTCACAATCGGTGGTAACACTTTCGATGCTCAAGCAACAAGCGCAATCCTAACTGGAACAACCAACCGCCAAACTTACGAAACTTTAGACGGCAAAGCCTACAAAGTTATCGACAATGATTTCACATTAGCTGTTGAAATGTTGGCAGACTGGGGCGTTTCAGGATCTCTATGTGAGATTCTATGGGGTGTAACAGAATCAGCGCCAAACACAGGAATTAGCACAGTATTTACAGCTGCATCAGGCGCAGTATTTACATTCCAAGTGCTACCATCATGGCCATCAGCCGGTGGTGCAGGAAATGATGCACAGACTGTATCTTTAACATTCCAAGTTATTGGACTGCCAGCAGAGAACTTCGCTTAACAATTAGAAACGGGAGCACTAATGAAGTTACCAATTACAATTGAATACACCTCAGGCGAGCAAGCCACTTATGTAGCCCAACCGCCTGAGTGGGCAAAATGGGAAAGAGATCGAGGCGTTACAATCAGCCAAGCCCAAGACAAAATGGGAATATCTGATTTAATGTTTTTGGCATATCACGCACATAAAAGAGAAGCTGCTGGAAAGCCAGTTAAATCTTTTGATGTCTGGAGCGAAACTGTTGCAGATGTAATAGTCGGTGATGCTTCCCCAAAAGCCACGCAGCAGGAAGCCTAAACAGATTATTGGTGCAGTTGGCATTAGCCACACAAATACCAATGAGTGAATGGGTTGATGCAGACGACATATACACCGCTATAGAGATATTGGAGCAGAGAAATGGCAAATGAAACAATCGCCTATAACAAAAAAGATCTGCGCGATATTTACAAAGCGTTTAAACTTATGGATGAACAAGCAACAGATGAAGCAAGAAGGCAATCTGCTGCTTTGGCGTATTTTGCATCTCAGGAAATTAAAGCAGCAGCTGGAACTAGAACAAAATCTGGCAAGGTTGCGCAGAGAGTCGCAGATGGCGTTAGCATCTCTAAATCGAGCAAGATCGGTGAATTCAGTTACGGATTCGCACGCCAAAAGTTTTCAGGCGGTGCTACTACGCAAACCCTATGGGGTGGTGTTGAGTTTGGTTCAAATAAATTTAAACAGTTCCCTACATATTCTGGAAGGCAGGGTCGTGGATCTCGCGGATGGTTCATTTATCCAACCCTTCGCAGAATTCAGCCTGAATTGATCAACAAATGGGAACAAAGTTTTGATCGCATCATTAAGGAATGGGTCTAATGGCTACTGGTAATCGCACGCTTAAACTCTCTATCCTTGCCGATGTTGATGACTTAAAAAAGAAGTTAGGCGAAGCTGATAAAGTAGTTGAAACTAACTCAAGCAAGATTTCAGAGTTTGGAAAAAAGGCTGCTGCTGCATTTGCTATAGCTGCTGCTGCTGCCGTTGCCTATGCCGGCAAATTAGCTATTGATGGGGTCAAATCCGCTATTGAGGATGAGCAAGCACAGTTAAGGTTAGCTGCTGCATTAAGAACTGCCACAGGAGCAACAGATGGCCAAATACAGGCAACTGAGGATTACATAAGCAAGACTTCATTAGCGGTTGGAATAGCAGATGACCAACTCAGACCAGCATTTCAGAGATTAGCCGTATCTACAAAAAACACAGCTGAGGCTCAAAAGTTATTAACCCTCGCTTTAGATATTAGTCAGGGTTCAGGTAAAGATTTAGAAACTGTTGTTAATGCATTAGGTCGTGCTCAAGATGGCAATACCACTTCACTTGGCAGATTAGGTGTTGGTTTATCAAAGGCTGAATTATCCACTTTATCATTCACTGAAATTCAAACAAAGTTATCTGATTTATATGGTGGCGCAGCATCTCGTAATGCAGAAACTTTTCAAGGCAGAATTAATAGACTAAAGGTTGCATTTGATGAAGCAAAGGAAAGTGTTGGAACATTTTTATTACCTATTATTGAAAGATTGATTGGTTACATATTTCAATATGGCACACCAATAGTTGATAAATTCAAAGCAGCATGGGATGTAATACGCTCCGCTATTGAAAGAAACAGAGAATCATTTGAGGAATTTGGTCAAATCTTAACAACTGTCGTTTTCCCAATTGTGTCTAAGATATTTACATTTTTGTTAGATGTAGGTGCTAAAGCGGCATCAGCCATTATTGATGCATTTGGTAAAATTGTTGGTGCAATAACCCCAGTTTTGAATTTTGTTATTGATGCAATTAACTTAGTCATTAGAGGATTAAACCTTGTTCGTGGCGGATCAGATATTCAACAATTAAATAAAATTGGATCTAGTGGTGGATTTAGTGGCGGTGGCTTTGGTCAATTAAGTGGATTAGGAGCAGGCGCAGGAGCTGCTGGTGCTGGCGGTGGCAGTGGTGGTGGTGCTGGTGGCGGTGGTGCTGGTGGCGGTGGTGCTGGTGGCGGTGCACTTGGTGGAGTAGCTGGAGCAACTAGCCTCAAGGATTTGGCAGATAAATTATTAGATGTTCAAGATAAATTTACACAATTAACATTCCAAGTTGCAACAGGTGGCATTTCCCGAACAGCTGCTCAAAAACAATTTGATTCTTTAGAAGCTCAATTTAGGGTGCTTGAAAAACAAGGGAAAACACTTGCCAATAATCCAACTGTTATAAACAACATTTCAATTAGCACAATTGATCCTGAAGGTGCTGCTAGAACTACTGCTAAATACATAAATGAAAGCGCAGCCCGATCAACAGGTAGTATTGATTTCTATTCTGTTAGACAAAAAGCCGGATAATGTCTGATTTCTCACCAGTCTGGAAATTAACTGTCGGTGGTGTTGATTATACTAACATCGCTATTTCAGATGTTCAGCATCAAGCAGGTCGATCTGACATTTATCAACAGCCGCTTCCATCTTATATCCAAGTTACTTTAGTTGCCTTAAATGGTCAAACTTTACCTTTTGATATTAATGACAGTTTAGATTTACAGGTCAAAGATAGTTCAGGATCTTATGTAAGCCTATTTGGTGGCGATCTTACGGATGTAACAGTTCAGGTCAGAAATACTGGAGCAGCAGCCACAGTAGTTGAATACACATTAATAGCGATGGGATCTTTAGCCAAACTTACAAAAGAAATTTGGGATGACAATATCTCTCAAGCTGAGGACGGCGATCAGATTTACACAATTCTTTCAAGCGTATTGCTTGGAACTTGGAATGATGTGCCAGCAGCTTCACAATGGTCAACTTACAATGCAACTGAAACTTGGGAGAATGCAGTTAATTTAGGGCTTGGCGAAATAGACCAACCCGGCCTTTACACAATGACTGCTCAATCAACCACAGTTAATACGATCTATAACATTATTTCAGAGATAGCCAACTCAGCATTTGGTTATATTTATGAAGCCAATAATGGGAATATCGGGTATGCCGATGCAGACCACAGACAAAACTATCTGCTTACAAATGGCTATGTTGAATTAGATGCTGGTCATTCTTTAGGTTCTGGCCTATCGACAATTATGCGCTCAGGTGATGTTAGAAATGACATATACATAAATTATGGTAATAACTTTAATTCACAGGTTACAGCTAGTGATGCCGCTTCAATTGCCCTATATGGCTACAAAGCTGAAAGCATCAATTCTAGGGTTCAAGGTGCGGTGGATGCTCAGGCTATTGCTGATCGGTATATCGACCAAAGAGCTTATCCAAGACCATCATTTCAATCCATAACCTTTCCAATAACTAACCCTGAAATCGACAACGCTGATCGTGATGATTTGCTGGGTGTATTTATGGGAATGCCAGTCAATATCAAAAACCTGCCAACTCAAATATCCAATGGCGAGTTTGAGGGTTATGTTGAGGGCTGGTCATGGAGCACAAGATTTAATGAACTATTTTTGACAATCAATGTTTCGCCTGTTGAGTTTAGCCAAGTGGCGATGCGTTGGAATACCACACCAATTACCGAGCGTTGGAACACTTTAAGCCCAACATTAACTTGGGAATACGCTACAATAGTCGCATGAGGATAGGATAAAATGGCAACCACTACCAATTATAGCTGGACAACACCAGATGACACCGCGCTGGTCAAAGATGGCGCAGCAGCGATTCGTTCGCTTGGTTCATCTATTGATACAACTACTAAAGCATTAAACCCATCAACAACTCTTGGCGATATTGAATATCGTTCATCAACAGCAAACACAAACACAAGACTTGGAATTGGAACTACTGGTCAAGTTCTTGCAGTTAGCGGTGGCGTTCCTGCATGGACAACTCCAGCTGCAACTGGTGGTTTAACCTTGATCAGCACGACATCATTTACTGGGGTTGCAAGTCAATCTATTAATGATGTTTTTAGTGCTACTTATACCAATTATAGAATTTTAGTTAATAGTAATGTTTCAACAAGTGCCGACAGAGTAATCAGTATGCGTATGAGAGTTGGCGGATCTGACTTTACAACAGCATTATATCGCACACAATCAATGGGTATGAATGCTTCTGGCACAACAGTCAATTCAGCAAATACATCGGCAACATCTTTAGTTTTGCAAACAAATGTTTATTACACTTCATTTTTATTTGCCACTTCACTAGATATTGCTTCACCTTTTGCGTCTACAAATACTAATTTAGTGGGTCAATCAACTGGTGGAACTGCGAGCGTATCTCTAGGCTTAAATCTTAATTGTCAAATTGAGGATTCTACATCTTTTACTGGTTTCACATTATTAAACTCAGTTGGTAATTTTACAAGCGGAACTGTTTCCGTCTATGGATACAACAAATAGGAGAATATATGGCAACTACAAATGAAAAAATACTAATTGGAATTGATAATGAAATTGTTGAATTGTTAGGTAAAGAAAAAGAACAATTTATTGCACTTAGACAAGCAGACAATGATCTTATTGCCCAGCAAAAATTAGAACTAGAAGCAAAAATAAAGGCAAACAAAGTCGCTGCTGATAAATTACTGGCTTTAGGTTTAACTCAGGATGACCTAAAGGCTCTTGGCTTAGAGTTCAAATTAGAAGTTAAAGCAGATTTACCAACTCAGATTATCTAATGAAGGCTTGGTTATCTAAAGCTGCTGATACCTTACGCGACCAGATAAATGATTCTTTCGTGGATCGCAGCAGGAAAGCTGATGGATGGATCGGTGATCTTAAGCATCAATCAAGGAAGTCCGACCATAACCCAAGACCATCAGGTGAAGTATGCGCAATCGATATTGACGCTGGCTTATCTGACGAGCAAGGGATTAGTCATGCTTTGGCAGATCAACTTCGACTCACAGCAAAAAAAGATAAGCGTATTTCTTACATAATCCACGCTGGTAAAATATGTTCAAGTAAATCGCTTTGGCGTTGGGTTAAGTATCGAGGCATTAATCCACATCATAAGCACATCCATGTAAGTTTTAAGCCAAACCAAACTGGCGAAAAGTTTGACATCCCACTACTGAAAGGCAATTAATGAAACTAACTAAAAAACACAAAGCAGCAATTAAGTCATATTTGAGAGCTGTGGCAGCTAGTGGAATAACAGTTGCTTTAGCAATCGTGGCTGACATTCATCCAGCTTATGCAACTATGCTTGGTGCAATTGTTGCGCCTATTGCAAAGGCATTAGATCCAAAGTCCGGGAGTGAAGCAGATTATGGCCTTAGCGAAAAATGACACCGAACGAATTAGTCGCATTTGGCGTTGGCGTTATAAGTATCGTAACCGCTTTATTGCTGGCTCTACGATGGGTTATTAAAAGTTTCCTAAGTGAACTTAAGCCTAATGGTGGCAGTTCTATGAAGGATCAATTAAATCGACTTGAAAAGCGTGTCGATGATCTATTTACAATAATTAGCAAGTCATAATTTAATCATGGCGAACACACGGAAACACACTAAACGAAAAAAAGTCAACCGGAGAGTAGTTCGCCACACTCCTGAGCCTTTAAGTAAATTAGAGGTTTTCTATATTGCCAAACATGAAATGTTTAGAGCTGCACGCAAGGCTGGATTTAGTGAGTCATGTGCGCTTTATTTAATGGATAATCCTGAGTCAATGCCTGACTGGATCGTAGGCGACAAAGGGATCATCCCAACTATTCCTACTCCAGATGAGGATGACGAATAAATTAAGCGATACTTGGTAATCTCAGATTTACAGATTCCATATCATCACGAAGTAGCAGTTAAGAATGTCATTAAGTTAGCAAGGAAAGAGAAGTTTGATTCTGTTCTTTGCGTTGGCGATGAAATCGATTTCCAAACAATTAGCCGTTGGGCTGAGAAAACTCCACTCGCTTACCAACAAACCCTTGATGATGACCGAAAGGCAACTCAAGATATTCTATGGGCATTAACTGAGAATGCAAAAGAAGCTCATATTGTTAGATCAAACCATACAGATAGACTTTATAACACTTTATTAAAAGTGCCGGGCTTGATTAGTTTGCCTGAGCTGCAATATGCCAAGTTTATGGACTTTGATTCTTTAGGTATAACTTTTCACAAATCATTTTACGAGTTTGAAAAGGGCTGGATCTTGGCTCATGGCGATGAAGGCAACGCTAACCCTAATGCCGGAATGACTGCCCTAAACCTAGCCCGAAAGACTGGTAAATCTTGCGTTATAGGCCACACCCATAGGTTAGGCATGAGTGCCTATTCTGAGGGCATAGGAGGCCATTACAGGCCTTTATATGGCATTGAGGTAGGAAACCTTATGAATAAGGCAAAAGCCTCTTATACGCGAACTGTGGCCAATTGGCAGATGGGTATTGCTATCCTCGAATGGAATGGTAAAAACATGACTCCAACGCTTATTCCAATTAATAAAGATGGCTCATTTACAGCTCTAGGAAAGAGTTATGGGGCGTGAAACCGATTATCGGGATAGGACGATTGATGACCATATCGATGACTTTGAGGATATTAGCGTTATCTAATCGTTATAAAACACGCGCCAAGAAGTTATTGCGCTGTCGGTAAATCCAGTCATACTAATCCCAACGCAAACAAATGTTTTGCGGAACGGGAGCAATAATGGAAATACTAGGCATGTGGTTATTAATTGCCGGAAGCATGGCAGTTGCATGGTGGACAATAAAGCACACAAATAATGAACACTACGAAAATGGCTATTGGTCAGGCCGTCAGGATGGGTGGCGTGCTAGCTTAGAACACCAAGAGCGTGTAAGAAAAATGAAATTAGATCAGGTTTTTGATTATGACAAAAACTGAGGATCTGTTAAATGAAGTCATTACTACAATCCAAGAGCGTGGAAGTGTCTATGGACACCCATACTACAATCACAAAAGAATCGCAGGATTGTGGAGTGCATATCTTGATTACCCAATCACACCACACCAAGCTGCTTTATGTATGGCGTTGGTCAAGGTTTCTAGGCTTACTGAAACTCCAGATCACTACGACTCAGTTAAAGACTTTGTCGCCTATGGTGCTATCTATAGGACAGTTCTCGAAGCAGTCCAAGATCAAGACTTTGAATGGAAGGAATAATGTTTAATTTAGATAACTATGAAACAGTTGAATCAAGATTGGAAAAATGGCATGAGAAATACCCTGATAATCGTATCGAGACTGAACTCATTGAAGCGACTGAAAAGCGGTTCGTTGTATTCGCCAAAATTTTTAAGACTGAGGCTGATGCAAAGCCATGCGCAACTGGGCTTGCATTTGAGATCATTACAGAGAAGGGTGTTAATTCAACTTCTGCATTGGAGAATTGTGAGACTTCAGCGATCGGTCGTGCGCTCGCAAATGCTGGTTTCGCAGCTAAAGGCAAACGCGCTTCAAGAGAGG